CCAAGTACAGACCCTCCGATGCCATGGAATACATCAAGGTCCTTGAGGCCGAAGCGGCCAAGCCTGATGGAATGATCGTCTTCCACAACGGCATCAAGTATGACCATCCCGCTCTGGACATCCTCAAGCGGAAACTCTGCGGCAAACGCCTCAACATCCCCCGCCAGCGCATCTTCGACACCCTTGTAGCTTCCCGTCTCGTATACGCCAACATTGCCGATAGCGATGGGGCCTTGCTGCGTACCGGAAAGCTCCCTGGGAAGATGTTCAAGTCCCACGCCCTGAAGGCTTGGGGTTACCGCCTGGGTGTCCTCAAGGGCACCTATGGTGAGCAGGAGAACGCCTGGGATGTGTTCACTGAGGAGATGCTGGACTACTGCGTTCAGGACTGTCAGGTCACCAAGCTCCTCCTTCAGAAGATCATGGGGGACCAGCACTACTTCCCTGAAGGTAAGCCGATCCAAGCGGTTCACCTCGAACACGCAGCAGCCTGGACGCTGGCCCAGATGGAACGCAACGGCTTCCCCTTCGATCAGAAGGCCGCTGAGACGCTGTTCATTGAGTTGGCTGGTCGCCGCTCCGAGTTGCTCATCAAGCTCATCCGCACGTTCGGCTCGTGGTATCAGGCCAAGGGCGGCACTGAGTTCTTCAGGCATCCCAAGACCGGCAAGGACCTCCCTAAGTACCCACGGGTCAAGTACCCGAAGGTCGGCGGGGTCTTCACCACGGCTGGCCGCAAGGACAAGCGGGAGACCTTCGAGGGCGCTCCGTACACACCCATCGAGCACATCACGTTTAACCCAGCGTCCCGACCGCACCTCGTAAGGGTGCTCAAGTTGGCTGGCTGGGAACCCATCGAGTTCACTGATAACGGGGCTCCCGTGGTGGACGATGAGGTCCTTGAGGCCGTCAAGGTGGACGACCCTAAGGCCCAGGCGTGCATCGAACTGGTCCGTGAGTACCTCCTTGTCCAGAAGCGAATCGGCCAGTTGGCTGAGGGTGACAACGCCTGGATGAAGAAGGTCGGGGCCGATGGCTGCATGCACGGCTCAGTGAACCCTAATGGTGCTGTAACCGGACGGGCCACCCACAGCTTCCCCAACATGGCACAGGTTCCCTCGGGGACCGCTCCGTATGGCCCTGGGTGTCGCGCTCTGTTCGGTGCGAGCCACAAAGGGTGGGTCCAAGTGGGCATCGACGCCTCTGGCCTTGAGCTGCGCTGTCTGGGGCACTTCGGGACACCTTTCGATGGTGGCCTGTATGCCGAGACGGTCCTCAACGGTGACATCCACTGGGTCAACGGGATCGCTGCCGGTATCTGCCCAGATGAACCCAGGGACAAGCACAACGAGTTCCATGAGGCCCGCCGAGCTGAAGCGAAGACGTTCATTTATTCATTTTTGTATGGCGGTGGTGATGCCCTTATTGGGCGGAACGTAGGGGGCGACAAGGCGAGAGGTAAGGAGGTCAAGAAGGCGTTCCTTGAGAACACCCCAGCCATCTCCAAGCTACGCGAGGCACTTGAGGAGCAACTCATCAAGTCCCAGACGTGGAACGCTGCCCTCAAGAAGTTCGACATCAAGTGGAAGCGTAAGTGGATCAGGGGCCTCGATGGTCGCAAGGTCCACTGCCGGTCACCCCACTCGGCACTCAACACGCTCCTCCAGTCGGCAGGGGCGCTCATCTGCAAGGCATGGATCGTTGAACTGGAGCGGCTCCTTATCGAGGAGTACGGCTTGGTTCACGGCTGGGATGGTGACTTCGCCTACATGGCCTGGGTCCACGATGAGGTCCAGATCGCCGCCAATGATCAGGCCACCGCTGAGTTGATCGTCAAGGTCGGCCAGCAAGCCATGCGAAACATCCAAGAAGTTTTCTCATTCCGCTGCCAACTCGACACCGAAGGAAAGATCGGTGGGACCTGGCGCGACTGCCACTAAAGGAGCAGCAATGGAAATAGTTCAAGAGTTCAAGTCGGTTCCAAAGCCGACCCTCGGTTCCCTCAAGCCCGGTGAGGTTTTCATCGTTGAAGTTAAGGGCCTGCACGATTCTCAACGTGTGGCCTTTATGAAACTTCAGGCAACTTTGGATGAAGCCCATGACCTGGACAACCCCGCAGTCAACTTGGCTACTGGTTCCGTTCAAGCCATGCGGGTGAGCCGTCAAGTCACCCCAGTGAAAGCCGTACTGACTCTGGAGGTGCCCTTTGGATGACTACTTGCGCGTCCTGTTCGCTATCAAGATGGAACCCAAAACCTTCAAGTCCAACTATGCCCGAGACAATGCGTCCCTGGTGGCCGAAGCAGCCTCCCGAGGACACCTTACTTGTCTTAATGGCGCTGGCATTAATAGCGGTGTCTGGGTGGTTACAGCCCGTGGGCATCGCCTTCTGAAGCAGCACGGGAGGATTCAATGAGTTCGTATAAGAAACGCATAGCCCTCCTTCTGGACGGCGATTACCTGATCTTCTCGGCTCTCTCAGCAGCCGAGGAGGAGACCGACTGGGGCGATGATGTATGGTCCCTCCAGTGCGACCACAACAAGGCCCGAGCGATCCTCCGAGCCTCCATCAAGGGCATCCGTGAGCGCCTCAAGGAGTTCAACAACGCGGAGCTGGTGATGGTCTTCTCGACTCTCGACGGCAACGACAACTGGCGCAAGAAGGTCCTTGAGACCTACAAGGCGAACCGTAAGGGAAAGCGCAAGCCAGTTGGTTACCGTGAGTTCCTCAAGGAGTGCTTGGAAGACACCAAGACCTACATGCGGACGTTCCAGTGGCACGGCCTTGAGGGTGACGATGTGATCGGCATCCTTGCGACCAACCCTGAGTATCTGGGTGTGGACGAGGCGATCCCGGTGAGCTGCGATAAGGACTTCAAGACCATCCCAGGTCGGTTCTATTGGCTCACTGAGAACAAGGTCCTGACGCTCACTGAGGAGGAGGCCGATATGTGGCACCTCTACCAGACCATCAAGGGTGACACCACGGATGGCTACGGTGGAATCCCAGGGTGCGGCGAGAAGGTTGACGGTGTACCAATCATGGAGTGGCTCCAGAACCCTACGTTCTTCTATCAGGACGTGAAGGTGATGAAGTCCGGGCCACGGAAGGGCGAAGAGGTTCCCTTTTGGACCTCGTGTTCCCCTGAGGAGGCTGAATGCCGTTTCGAGCGTCCCCTGACCCTATGGGACTGCATCGTGTCCCTCGCTGAGAAGCAGGGGATGAATGAAGTGGACCTCCTTGCCCAGGCCCGAGTTGCCCGCATCTGCCGGTCCTCTGACTTCGCATGGTCAACCAAGACGCCAATCCTCTGGACCCCACCGGGTTACCGCTATCCCCTGGCCGCTTAAAGGCCAATCCTTCAGAACCCTCCAGTTCCACCAAAAGCCCTCACTAAAAGGGCCAAGGGAGGGTTCTGTGTGATGAAACCTTAAAGATCAACTTTAGGAGGGCTCAATGCTCACCGCTCTACAGCGTCACTTCGACAATCCCGAAGACATTCCCCCGATTCCACATGCCGCATCTCAGTTCCTTCAGGAGCGTCTTAACCCGGCGTACCTGTTCCGTGTGGGCGTGATCGAGAACCTCCGAAAGGCTGGCTTCAGTGAGCCCGCTCTCCTGGGTTTCCTTGAGGGCATCAACGCGGCCATTGAGGTCATTGAGCTAATGGAGGAGGCCCAAAAGCAACAACACGAGGACCAACAGATATAGGAGGAGCCAATGTGCTTCAGTAGCAAAGTGAAGACCCCAAAGGTCAGTACGGCACTCCCAGCTCCCGAGCCGGTGAAGCTGGAAGACCCTAAGGGTGTGGACTATGGCGGTGAGGAGTCTGGCTCCGAGAACTCAGGTGATGAGAACAGCACCAAGAACATCGCCCGGATCGACCTCGACAAAGAGGACGAAGGGGATGGCACCAAGAAGGCCGTAGCGACCGACAAGGGCTACTCAACGGCCAAGAAGTTCTCCTACACCACCTCGTCAGTCCGTAAGTCCCTCTCGAAGAAAGCCAAGGGATGATCCGCTACGCCGTTGATTACCTCGATGAGGGAGTCCCCGGCGCTGCCCATGAAGTTGCCACCCTGGCAGCTCACGAGTTCCCTGAGATGCACTGGCAGTGCTCTATCCCAGAGGCCACCAAGCGCCTCATCCATGACACCAACTCCAACACACGCGCGGAGATAACCGCAAG